ACCATTCAATGTTACATGTATGAAAAGGAGGACACCGCTCATTATGATTATTTTGATTATATTGATGAAAAGGGAGATAAAAAACAATACGAGCCAGATTCAGATATGGATTTTTTAAAGTTTAAACAGCGGATGAAGGAGGAATGGAGGAGCCGACCTGTGAAATCAGGATGCTGGTGCTAAGGTTTAAATCCATCATCCTTTTTTAAACAAAGATGCTATCTCCTGAAACAAGAAGCAATTGGACCAGTCGTGCGATTGATTTTCAATTTCACAAGTTTTATTGGGAGAATCGATGGACTGTATCCGCCAACGAACATATCGATCATCAATACAAGATGTTAGAGTCCATCAAAGGCCATGAAGAAGAAATATTTACAAATTCAGTTCACTATCCCTTTCGAGCTCATTTTAATGGAACCACAGGAACATTAAGCAACCTCCTTAGCAATTGTTTTTTTCACATCTACGATGCCATGTTAGAGCGCGGAATACCGGTAAATGTTGACGCCGATTTGAACACTCTTTACTGGTTGGTCTATCGTTTAAACAATAAAACTCCTCTGAGTGAATGGAGGCTACTTCAAAAAATTCGGAATAAATTAATTAGTCTTCTCACCCATCTTCCAACCTATCTACATAAATCGTATTATACGACTTATTATGATTTGGTGGAACGGGCAGATCGTGAATTACTCCTCCCAAGTTCTACCTGCACGTATTACAAGGAACATCCTGACCACCGGTCGGTAGAGTTTTTAAAAGATCGTGTTCCGTATACCCACGAGTTTGCTGCATTAGAGGAACCACTTATTTATAAATTTGGTCCGTGCGAATACGGTCCTGATTATTTGGATATGCAGCTCTTTGAACCATTTCCTTCTTCGTTGGAACGGTTACGACGGGTAGAATCTTTTTTTACATAAAAAAATGATCCATACTTTTAAAAAGAATCTCTTTTTAAAACCATGGAAGATCTACGCATTTTGAAACCTTCCAAACGGTCTCATATAGCTCTCTTTGATTTTGATGGTACCTTAGTAAAACCGAAAGAGGGGAGACCCTTTCCAAAGGATGTAGAAGATTGGGAATTTACCAGACCTTCCGTTCCTGAGGTGATTCATAAATTGGCAAAGACGCATCAATTTGTTATCATTACAGACCAATCCAAGGGCTGGAAAGTGGATCAAATTCATGCTGTCATGAAAGCATTAGATATCGATCCCTCCATTATTGTTGGAGTCCGTAAAGAGCATCAGAAACCGTCTACTATTTTATTTGATAGTATGTTTCCAACGTTTGATACAGAGAAGACCTTTTATGTTGGAGATGCTGCTGGTCGTAAAGAGGATCATTCAAATTGTGATAAACTCTTTGCGGAAGCGATTGGAGTCAAGTTCCTTGTTCCTGAACAAGTCTTTCCGTTGGAACCCATTCATTTCAAACCCATTCCACCTGTGAAAGAGTTGGAAGTGATTATTATGGTAGGCTACCCTGCTTCTGGAAAATCTACGTTAGCAAAATCCTTGGGATATCATGTAGTCAATGGAGATGAATTGAAAACCACTCCACAACGATTGAAGGATGCTGAAAAACATTTGGATCAATCGATTGTCTTTGATTCAACTGCTGCGAGTAAGAAGAAACGAGCTGATTTTATTGCCTTTGCTGCAAAACATAAACGACCGGTACGAATTGTATGGGTTCCTACCTCACTGGAACGATCTATGGAACAGAACAAACAACGAGAATTGGAAGGCGGTGTTAAAATACCTTCAGTGGCCTTTTACATGTTTCGAAAGAATTTTGAAGAACCAACCGCCGAAGAAGCTCCTGTTGTAAAAGTGTAGATCCTACAAGGTATAAAGAGTATAGTATGAACAATTTAGAATGAACGAGTATAGATTTTATCATTGTTACCAAACACCAGGGTCAATCGTTTGCTACCCTGTAGCGAACGATCATAGCCTACCCTCTCAGGTAAACTCTCGTCTTCTATTTGTACCAACCTATGTACCAAAACTATTAGATACACTTGTATTGACTTACAAGTATCATCAACGTGTCCATATTCAAAAGAGCAGGGTTGAAATGCCAGATGATTTAAAAAATTGATTTATTTATTTTTTACAACCAATTCTTGAAACATGAATTCCTACAAAGTATTAGAGTATGACATTGGAAAGATGGATCTCCACACAGGAGCAGGATTGATTCTGTGGAGTCCTGATTATTCTTCCATCCTTTTGGTGTTAGATGATCGATCCAATAAATGGTCCTTCCCCAAGGGGCGTATCGAACCCAGTGATCTTACCTTTGTACATACAATGACACGAGAAGTAAACGAAGAAACGCATTTATCCTATATGCTAGATTATGAAATTGAGAATACGCTTTATACATTTGGAAAAGACAAGCATTGCTTGTTTGAAGGGGCTGCAGTTCATACCTATCTGAAACCTTCCAATTATAGAGAGCATATTATTGATATTCGATATGTTCCTTTGAAGGATATTTCTTCCTTGAATAAAAATTACTATGTTCATACCTGGTACAACACATTATAAAAATTGATACTTTTTAAATTATATTTGATGCAATTATAATTTAAAAATGGACGGACTTGATTCTTTGTTCATTGTTCACGTATGCCTTGTCATACTAAGTTTATTTCTGTGCATATTTAATATGATTATTTCCACATTGAATCTAAATCGTGTGGAGGATCATATAAATGAATTGACGAATCGTATTTCAATGCTGGAAACTGATTACTATGGACCTGCAGAGGAGTCTAAACAGGAACCTGAAGAGGAGGCTGAAGAGGAGGCTGAAGAGGAGGCTGAAGAGGAGGCTATAAAAGAGGAGTAGCCATTTTAGCAGGACGCCTTATGGTATACCCATTCTTCAAACGCGTCTTCTTTTTTACACATGTTTACAATCGCAGGGAGCGTTTTTATACAATGGTCTTTTATCCTGTAAAAGTGTATGGTAGCAATATGATAAAAGATATCTATAAAGTAGGGTATGGAGAAGGATCTCCCGAAATTAGTTTCAGGAAAAGAATATTATGAAAAACAGAAAGATACAAATTGTCACATTAATACAAAACACTATTTTCCAACATTATCTGCGATTAATACATTTTTAGCAGGATTAAAAAAGACAAACAAAAAACCATTGGACGATGCTTTTAAACGAGGATTTCGAAATTTACTCAAAGCGAGACCTACCTCGAAAGATCCGAAGGAATGGAAAGAATGGAAAAATAAGGTCTTGGAACGACTCTCTATTATGTCTAATATTCCGAGCGATCTATGTGAAGTTGCTGAAAAGAAAGAAGAAAAGAAAGAAGAAAAGAAGGGCGAATCCTCTGTCAGATGTAAAACACCTCTTCCCTTTGAACAGGAGCTTCCTTCTCCTCTTCATACCTCCGATAAACTGGTTAGCAATAATGCAATCGATTCTGATATTCTTCCTTTAGGATTTAGTCATGAAGTCTATATTTGGAAAGATCTATTTTATCCTATTACAGAAAAATTAGATCAGACAGTATCCGATTTGTTAGAGACTCTAACATCGGATCCAGAGATTACCCCTTATTTAGTTTTGTGTGAAACAGCTAAAACATATTCTACAAAAGGTATATCAACTACACCGGTATATACTTATTTTTTAACAGGGGGGGCTGCCTATCGTGGATTAGCACGGTATCTGCAACACCATCTTCCCTCTCTTCCCGCCCTGGAAGATATAGCTCCTAGAAGTCATGATTATGACTATAATGTGTATGCAACGAATATAGAATCCTTGTCCATTGAACATATTCTTCAAGTATTACGATCTTTTTGCGAGTCCCTTTTCAAAACCTATCGATCCCTTTTTACAAAAGTGCATACAATGAAAAATTGTAACGTTCAGTTTATCAAACCCTCTCCTTGCATGGAACGCAAAGGAGTCTTTGATTACGATTATGAATATGTAGAGGATCGATTTTTAATTACATCGATTCGTTTTTATAAAAAACAAAATGACCCCGCCGTAAGTTTATCCTTTCAAATTGGGATGACATTACAAATTACAACTCCTACTGAAACGTATTGTTCTATGGATCATATATTTGATTTATCCTTTACAAAGGAAGAAAAAGAACCCGTCGCAGAACAATTAGAAATTCATGAAAAATCGTGGTATCCTCTTACCGATATTAAAACTGTTTTATCTCATATTGCACATAAGCAAAAAATATCATGTTTTCCAATGACTCTAACAGAAGGTATACATAGATTTCAAATAGGGAAAACAGTGTATCAATTACCAAATGTAAATGCCTTATTTTTACTTTCTATACATGCCATGGTGAATCGAGGGGTCTTAGAAGACATTCGTTTTTATAAATCAAGACAGGATTATGCTAGAATGTCGGCCATTCTACGAATGATGCAAACTCTTCCTACCAATCCAATTCTTTCAAAGGAGGAAATTGCGTATCTTTATACCTTGTTAAAGTCAATTACGGTGCAGAAGGATTGGTATAGTTTATCGGATGATACCAAACGAGATATGATTCAACTGTACAAGGATGCGCTTCATGATTCCAAAAAACGTGAAGCACTGCCCTGGAAAACAATTCATACTGCAAAAATATATGATCGAACAACTAAAAAATATAAAACTTTGCAATTATGGAGTTATTATACATCTCCGTACGAGGAGTTTCGAACCAATCCAAAGGCAGAAGATCCTTTGTTATGGGAATTAGGACATGCTAAATTTAATTTACGGAGACATATTATTGATACGGCTACAAAGGAAGCATTGGCGAAAACAAAACGAAAAAGTTGCGATGGAACTGTTTCAATAAAACGAAAGGTGAGCTCACATAAAACTAGGAAAACAAAACGTAGTAATGGACACAATTGATTTCGATGAAGCTTCCAAAGCGTGGAGAGCGAATAAAAAAGTGTTAAAGAATGGAACCTTTGCTTATAGGTGTGCACATATTCATTCAACTGGTTCTTCTTGTAAAAGTATTGTAGAAGAGCAAATGACATCTTCCCGTTATGTAACGCATCCTGAATGGCTTTCCACCTCTGTAGGAAAGGAACCTTGGAAGTATTGTCGACGACATCGATCCAAAGGTCATAGTACAGAGAACTCTTTTTGATGATCCTGTAAGAGTTTCATAATTTCATTCTTATCCGATGTAGAGATGACAATATGTGTTTTCTCTTCTTCTGAAGATGGTTGCTGCCGCTGCTGCATAGAAGGTAGAGGGGGTCGTTTGGGTTTCATGAATTGCAAGACTCCAAAGACGGTAAGAGTTATTCCTACAACTCCTACACTAATTGCAGTTAATATTGTTCCTGTAGAATCTGGTAAGGTTGTATACGTATAATTTACAATCGGACTCGAGGAAGGATAAGGAATCATCATATACAAGGGTGTGCTGGTTGCTGTATAGGATCCATTGCTAGGATAAGGGGTGATTTGATACAATGGTGTACTGGTGGAACTAGGGCCTTCTGTAGCCGAACTACTTGGATACATGGTCATGTAGTAGAAAGGGGTACTCGTGGCAGATTCATTCCAACTAGACGTACAACTCATAGTTTGAGTATGACTGTTAGAAATCGTAATACTTTTGGAAAGGGTTGCACTTGGAGAAGGAGTTGCAGAAAGTGTAGCACTAGCCGATTGTGTAGGACTTGGAGAAGGAGTTGCTGATCGTGTAGGACTTGCCGATTGTGTAGGACTTGCAGATCGTGTAGCACTTGGAGATATAGTAGCACTTGCCGATTGTGTAGGACTTGCAGATCGTGTAGGAGTTGGAGATATAGTAGCACTTGGAGATATAGTAGCACTTGGAGATATAGTAGCACTTGGAGATATAGTAGCACTTGGAGATATAGTAGCACTTG